TATTGACGTTAAAAATAATCGCCGTGGCACTCATAATAGTTTTGGATATGGATGCACGACTAAAAAGGATTGCAGCGAAACAATAAGCGCTTTGGAATCAGTCGAAATTGAAATGAGTTGTCGGAATATTTTACCGTTAGATATTATTTCGATGGATATTTAGCCATGTGTATCTATCTAAGTGATAACGCTATTTTGATGATTGTTTTTATTTTGGGTTTGGCTTTAGGCGTGATTGTTCATCGTATAATTACAGCACCCAGAAAACCTGCTAAACCAATTGATTACGACGGCACCAATGGCAAAGGTTATCAACCTCGACCACCGCCACCAAAACCACTGCACAACCCGAACATATAATACAAGCCGCCATTGAGCGGCCTTTTTATTGCCTAAAATTTATGCAAATCGAGAACGACTATGACCAAGGCTTACAGCACACTTAAGATAAAAAGCGTTGATGAAACCACCGACAAACGCACCATTACCGGCATTGCATCGACACCCAAGCAAGACCGCGACGGCGACACGATGGACATGGCCGGTGCTGAATACACATTGCCCATCCCTTTTATGTGGCAACACGACCACGCGCAACCCGTTGGCGAAGTCATTAGCGCAACCGTGAGCAAAGACCAAATCGAAGTCATTATCGAAGTGGCAGTCATCAAAGAGGAAGGCAAATTAAAAGACCGCATTAATGAAGCCTGGCACTCTTTAAAAAACCGATTAGTCAAAGGGTTATCTATTGGCTTTGGGTTAATTGATTTTGACTTCATCAACGAAGGCGCTGGATTGCATATTAAAAAGTGGGACTGGTACGAATTATCAGCGGTAACCGTCCCCGCCAATCCCGATGGCGCTATTACTAGCGTAAAAACTATCAAAGCCGCATTTTCGGACGCCCAAAACCCTACGCTCACGCCACCTAATCCAATGTCTGACCCAGCAGTAGCTGAACCAGTCAAAGAAGCACCAAGCACATCACAATCAGAGCCACCACCACAACCTCGAATTATCACCTTAGTTGACCCAAATCAGGGCAGCGTATCTTTACAATCCGGAGAGTATCTATGAATTGGGAACAACAACGTGCGCAAATTCTTGCGACTATCAAGTCTAAAAAAGGCAAGGTTGGCGGCATCATTACAAAAGCCTCAACCGAAAAACGCACAACCAATGATGATGAGGAAGTCGAAATTAAAGCGGTAGAAGATGATATCGCACGGCTTGAAACAAATTTGAAACGTGTCGAAGGCTTTATCGCTGACGTACTCGCCGCTGCTGAAGAAGCTACTCCAGTTGCTGGTGAAGACCCCGACGAAGCAGGCGCTAGCGCTGAAGGCGACCCCGAACCTGCCAAATCTGCCAATAAATCTACCAGCGTTAAAGATAACAACGCGCCAAAAGGTATCGCATTTGCGCAATATGCTAAGGCAAAAGCTCAATCGGTGCGTTTGCAAAAATCAGGCAGTTTTGTTACGCCGCTTGAAATCGCTAAGTCACAAGGCATGGACCAGCGCGTTATCACTGCGCTTACCAAAGCTGCTGCTGTTAATACCACGATCGGTGCGCCACTGGTCACGCCGAACACTATCGCAAGCGAGTTTATTGAGTTACTACGAGCCCAGACTATCGTCGATAAGCTCGCGCCTAATATGCGATCAGCACCATTTAACACTACTATCGCAGGGATGGCAACTGGCAGCACCGCCGCATGGGTCGGCGAAGGAGCTAAAAAACCAGTTAGCAATCCAACATTCAATGAAGTCGAAATTAAGCATCATAAGTTGGCCGGTATCGTGGTCATGACTGATGAGCTTATGCGCTTATCAACTTACAGCGCGGATAAAATGATTTTAGATGACTTGATCGAATCATCAAAAGAGCTTATCGACAACACTTTCCTGGATACTTCTGCCCAGTCTGCCACCCGCCCAGCTGGTGTGTTAAATGGCGCAACCGCTGTTACCGCTACTGGTGCCACTATTGATGCCTATAACGCTGATTTAAAAGCACTACGCGCCGCATTTATTGGTACTAAATTATCACTTAGCGGAGCTGTTTATGTCATGAGCGAAACCCGCGCAAGTGATATGGGCGAATTACGTGACGCTTTGGGCAATCCTTACTATCGCGGCCTACAAGCTGGATTGAACGAAAAAACCTTAAACGGTTTGCCTGTTATTGAGTCAGAAACCGCGCCTGATATCATCGCGCTTATCAAAGCGTCAGAGTTATATTTGGCAGATGACGGCCAAGTACAAGTGGATTACAGCGACCAAGCTTCGATCGATATGGGCGGCTCAACGACTGTGAACTTGTACCAAGAAAACAAATTTGCTATCCGAGCCGAACGTTATATCACATGGGCAAAACGTCGTGTATCGGCCGCCGCTTATATTCAATACATCTAAGTTGCCAACGCGCATCTAATGTTAAGAAAAACAGACCCTAGCCCCAACCAAGAGTTGGGGGTTTTTTATGAGTAGGTATTGGCGACTTTGCCTCACCTCTTACGATGTCAGTATCTACTCCTAAAAAAACGAGGACCGCTATGAATATTAAATACATTAAAGACGCGCCCAACGGCAAAGCCGGTAGTCTCGATACGGTGACAGACTTTGAAGCCAATATCTTAATCAAGACCGGATTTGCAGAGATTGACGACTCAATCCGGCCTGAACCTCCAGCAGACCTTGCTGTTCTAATTTGGAAGGTGGTAGAGCCACAAGCCGATCCTGAGCCAGAGGTTAAGCCAAAAGCAAAACCTAAAAGCAAAACAAAGGCTGCCAAAGCTGACGCCGTGACCGAAAGCGATAAAGGCACCAACACCGAATCTGATAGCGAGTAATTTATGGGCATGTTTGACTGGTTCACTAGCAAAAAATCTGCAAACAGCGCCCAACCTGTTACCGGCGGCAACGTTTGGCAGACCATCCATGAGCCCAGTAATGGCGGTTGGCAACGGGGCGAAGAAGTAGAAGTTAGTAAAAACGATCAGATGCGGCATCATGCGGTGTTTGCTTGTGTGTCTTTGATTACTTGTGATATTGGCAAGCTAAAGCTAACGACACTGACCGAAGTCGATGGCGTTATGCAACCTATCAACAGTCGTGTCAAAAAGCTATTGGCCAAACCCAATCATTACCAAAACGCCCAACAGTTTTTCGAAGCATGGGCCACCAGCAAAAGCACTAGTGGCAACACTTACGTCTGGAAAGTACGCAATATCTACGGCGAAGTATGGCAGCATCTTATACTTAATCCTGAACGCACTAAGCCACTGGTCGATCCTAGTGGCGAAGTATTTTATCAAGTACGGCGCGATCGACTATTCAACTTAGCTGACGATGTCGTGATTCCCGCGTCTGAGATTATTCACGATCGTTTTAATTGCTTTTATCATCCGCTGGTTGGGCTATCACCGATTGTCGCTTGTGCGTTAGCGGCAAGTCAGGGTATTAGCATCCAACGAAATGCTCAAGCGTTCTTTGCTAACGAATCCCGCCCATCTGGCTTATTGACTGCACCAGGCACTATAAGTCCCGAAACTGCAAAAGAGCTAAAAGACAACTGGAAAAAAAACTATTCAGGCGCAGAGCGTGGTGGAACAGGAGTATTAGGCGACGGCATGACTTATACCGCGATGTCAGTACCTGCTCATGATGCGCAGCTGGTGGAACAGCTCAAGATGTCAGGCGAAATCGTCTGTACGGCATTTAGAGTCCCTGCCTTTAAAATCGGGCTTGGCACACCGCCATCTGGTAAGGTAAGCGACTATAACGACATCTACTATAGCGACTGCTTACAACATCATATCGAGAGTATTGAAAACTTACTTAATGAGCATCTGGACTTAGAAGATGGAGTTGAAGTCGAGTTTAATCTTGATGGCCTCTTAAGGATGGATGCCAGCAGTCAAATGGATTATCTAGTCAAAGCGGTGGGTGGATCGATATTTAGTCCTAATGAGGCTCGCGCCAAGCTTAGGAAGTCCGCCGTATCTGGTGGCGAAAGCCCGATGATCCAGCAGCAGAACTTTAGCCTCTCAGCCATCGCCAAGCGTGACAGTGGCGACGACCCATTCGCTAAAGCACCTGCACCAGCGGCGACTGAATCAGCACAAGGAGAAGATGATGTCTCGGGTGACGATTGAAGAAGTAAAACATCATTTACGCTATGACGATGATGACAGTGACACCATGTTAGTGATGTATCTCAAAGCAGCTGAATCAGCGATTGCACGGTATATCACTGAAGACATCCCCGTCGAAGGGACTGACGATATCAAGGTCGCTACGCTGATGCTCATCGGTTACTTTGATGACAACCGAAATGCCGATAAAGACACACCCATCAATGGTAATTATCTACCCGCCCCTGTCGTCAGCTTGCTGTATTCGTACCGTAAGCCGACCGTAATATAAGGAGCTGCTGTGAAAGCTAATAAATTACGTCATCGTATCGCATTCTACCAATCAACGGCTGGCCGTTCGCCGACCGGGGCGGTGCTGCCGGGTATCTGGACTCACCACCGTACGGTGTGGGCATCTTTTGA